AGTCTGTCGTATAAGTTATCTTCGATCGCTTCTTCAGTAATTGAGAAAGCAAGGCCGATAGTCTCGTGAGAGTATCTAGCTGTGAATGATTCAGTTGCCTGATCAAATACAACACCTGCACCTTCTTGTTTTACTGGAGCAGAACCAAAACCTGATAACATTACTTCTTCTTCAAACGCTCTGTCTGAAGTTTCAGTTATATAGATTTCAGCATGCTCATTTTCGTAACGATCATACTCCAGGCCAAATAGTGCATTCAAACCTGGCTCTAGTTCTTTGACTAGTTGTGATCTTGATATAGCCATATTTTATTCTCCTATATGCCTGTACCACTTCTAAAGAAGTGATTGTTGATTCTTACAAGAATATTAGCGTTTGCACTTGACGTGTCGCTATTATCTGGGTCTTGAGAGATATCAATCGCCTGAAGGACGAATGTACTCGCAGTACCAGTAGAAGATACACCTAATTGTACTTCTGATATTCCTGTGTCTGTGTTTCCGGTTGCATTAGTTACAGAGTAGTTCGTAAACAAATCCGCTCTAGTAAAAGCCGCATCCGCATCAATTAAAAACACCGCATCTGGATCGTCAACAACGAACGCAGTAATGTCGCTCGCGTTTACCGAACCTGGGTAATAATTGCTGTAAGTCGGCTTCTTAGTAGTAGGATCTGTATAGAAACATCCGTTAAATACTCCTACAACAGCTGTACTTGTACCTGCAACGTGTCTAGTGATGTCACCATCAGTTTCAACTGTTACCAAGTCACCTTGATAAATAGCAGTCGAATTGTTTGCCGATACAGTATATCTGTTTTGAGCACCAACTAATGGCGTACCGTCTAGTTTTCTGTAAGGTCTTAGACCGAACTTTTCCACTACGTTTGCCATAATGTTTTTTCTCCTATTTTAAGTTTAGTTTTAAGCCGCCTTAAGTTGGTAGAGATTCCTAATAAATTAAGATTTTCGTCCACCACCAAAGGTCACTCTGGATTGTCTATCAATATTGATAGGCATTCCTGGGTGCTGTTCCTTCATGAGATCATTATCGACAGCGTTGATTTGATCTTGAGTGACTTGTCTAAAGTAGTCACTACGCTGCTTTAATAATTCTTCAGGTATCCTTGCCAGCACAAGGCCTCCAATCCCAATACACCCCTGATAGGTACCTTTAGCTACGACGGGATATTTATGTTTATCAATATCAGAATATTCATCTGCTCTGACAAATTCATAACCTTCCCTAAGTTTTTTAGACACATTTCCTGTATCCTCAAAACCCGCAACTTCAGTTCTTATCCATCTATGGATAAAACCTTTTGGCGCAGGTGGCGCATCCAAACTGGACGGTAAAGTCCAACTTTTTACACGAGCGTTAGCTGCTCTCGTATCAGACTCGCGTGAGGATTTATCTATTTTTGTATTCATACTATTTTCCCTCCTTCACGTATTTTGCGTATTCCTCTAGTGGCACCCCTAATTTTTTAGCGATCGCTACTTGTGACTTGGTGAGTTTCACAGATCGGCGTCCATTTTGCTTCCTAGACACACTAGCAACGTTCTGAACGGGACGTTGTCTAGGTTCTTCTTGTGTCTCAGTATCAGCAAACTTATGAGGGAAATAATCCCTTATACGTTTGTTAATTTCATTATAATAGGCATCACTCTCAGCGTCAAACCCTTCCCCCATAAGCTCATCGTGTAAGCCCATAGCAGCAGAAGTCATCACTTTATCGGATCCAAACCACTCGTTGTCTTCAGCCCATTGTTGAGCTTTTTGACTAACTGGAGCTTGTTGTTGTTTAAACTGTTGCTCCGCTTGATCCGGGACTTCCTGTTGTTTTTTAAGTGATTCCGCTCTTTTTTCTCTTTCAGCTTGAGAAATTTTTACTTTTTCTTTCTCAACTGCAAGTCTTGTAAGCGTTTCATTTGCCTCCATGATTTTATCAGAATCTTGTGCATCAATAGCCTCTTTAAGCATTTGCCTAACTTTAGCTTTTTCAGCTTCGATTCTAGAATCATATTCTTTTATATAATTTTCATCTACCGAATTATACTTTTCCTCAATGTCATCGTATCTTTTCTTCAGACCTTGAGCATACTCCATAGCAGCTTTTTCTCTTCTCTCTGCCTCACGGTATTTGAAAGTTAAATCTTTTATTCGCTTCTGAACTTTGTCAGAATACCCTTCAAGATCATCACCAGTCTTCTGCCTAGGCTCTGATTCTTCTTGCGCTTGAGTCTCGATCTCTTGCTCATTCTTTGCATTCTCCGCTTTTTGTTTGGTTAGTTTTGAAATATCTGTGTATCCCAAATCCACATCTTCTTTTTTTATTTCTGAGGGATGTGATTCCTCATTGTTGTCTTCGAAAGATACATTAGTTTCTTGTGCATCATCAGTATCTAATTCGACTTCGTTTTTTGCTTCTACAGCCATAGCACCTCCTAGTAGTTATGGATAATGTTTTGCGGATCTTGTACGGTACCAATGATTTCATCATCATTAAGAATCCTTACTTCTCCGAGTTCTGTTTTAAATCTGGATCCAGCATATCTGCCGAATACCACCCATTGACCTTCCTTGCACCAAGGACCGTTTGGAAATTTTTCTTTGTCTTTATAACAAAGGTCTCCCATTTTAAGAACAAGTGCACATACGGTTGTAAGTGCAACTCTTTCATGAGATTCGTCAGACATTATAATTCCACCTTTGGTTTTTTTCGCAGGTGTGAATGGTCTAACTAAAATTCTCCAGCCAGTTGGCTCTGGAATTTTGTCAATGATTTTATCTATTGATTCTGGGTCGGTAGGGATCTTAACATCTTCATCTTTTAGAGTTTTGCTAAGAATCTTAGACCCATCTGGTTTAACCAGGGTCGTTGTCATCTTCTATGTCCTCTTTTTTCAGCAAGTCTTTCATGACTTGAAGCAGCTCTTCTAAAGAACTGAGTTGACCTCTAGAATATTGTAATTTTTCTATACTGTCAACGCTATAGACGATGTGTGTTTTCTTCTCCTCAATTAATTTATTGATCTCTCTTCTAAGAGTTTGAACGGTTTGATAATCAAGCATTAATCCAGTTAATAACAGCTCTTAGTGATAATGCAAGATACATTAATTCCATAAGTGTTCTTGCGATATCTTTGTCTTTATAACCAATATAAACCCATAACGAACAACCTATCACTGATAAACACCAACCTAACCATTGTGTATTTGTATTAGCTGAAGATAGAATAAATACTGATATAAGTGCAATGAAAAATCCTACCCATCGATATCCATCGATGTTTTGGTAGAATCTTATTTTCATTTTTTTCTCATGATTTCAGTACCTTTGATTCCATAAATGGCACCAACAACTGATACAAATAAAATCTGAAACCACATAGGCATATTCGAGAAGTATTCGAAGAAAAGATCAATCTTAATTTTTATGTCAGGATCATCCGAAAAAACAGACCATATAAGTAACATTACGGGCGCAGAAACCAGCAAAAGGACGAATTCGTCTTTCCAAGATTGTTGCTGATCGCTTTTAACAAGCGTTTGATATTCAATTTCACCCGCCGCCATTTTTTGTGCATGTAATTTTTGCGCATCACTCATTAACCTCTTTGATTCTTGTCTGTTTTTGTATATGTGAGCCCCAGTCTTCACTGCCATACCCAATAGGTTTAACCAAGCCATAAAATTTTTCTCTCCTTCTTAAACACATATATGGTATCATTGCTTTCAAAGCCTTCCAAGCCTGCTCTCCAGTCAATTTCCATCGAAAAGCTTCCTTGTGTTTCGCATTTCTGCTTTTGATATGCCAAAACCATCCACCAAAATATTCTTGAAATCTTGCAACCATATCAGCATCTGTAGTTTCTACTTTTGCCATAATAATTCTGGACTTCCCTTTACCGGTGCTCCAAAATCCAAAACTTCCTTCTCCGTCAAAACATCCGGATAAGTATAAAAGTTTTTCTCTATCGTTTAGAGCATCATAACCTGTAGGTTCTAGTTTTTTAAACGGATGTGTATCTTTTAGGCGGGACTTTGATGCCTTGGGGATTAGGTCCTCGTTTAGGAGGGGGCCCTGATTTTTTACCACCGCTCAATCCTTTATTATTTTGATTTTTTCTTTTTACAGTCACACTCATGATCACACATACATGGAACAATTCCTAATATTCTACATGCAATTTCACATATTGCGTTTTTAATTTTTTTTAACATTTGCTTTCTCCCTTGCTATGTCTAGTTTTTCTCTGGCTACTTCCATTCTTTCACCAGCAGCTTCTTTATTTTGTTCGAGTTGTGTCAACTTGAAAGCAAGATCTGCTTCTTGTCTTTCATCTTGTTTTGATTCTTTAAATCTTACTTCTTCAGCTTTACGTTGAAGATCCAAAGCTCTTAAATCAATTTCTTGTTGCTTCAATCTAATTAAAGGATCTTGTTGAGCACCTTGTGCTTGAGATTCTGCTTGTGCTAATTGAGTTGTAAGCTCCGCAGTTCTTTTTGCAACCATCTGATCAAAGATTGCCTCAAACTGTTGTGGCTGTTGCTCTGCCATTTGTCTCATTTGAGGATCTTGTTGTATTTGTGCACCTACCTCGGCTGTTGCTTTTAATGAAACGTGTTCACTAATGTGAGATTGTAGTAAAGCATACACTTGAGGATTAATCTGAACCATTCTTGTTTGCATAAATGCACTGTGTGCAGCGATGTGAGCATCGTGATCTTGTTGTGCAAAGGCTGTGAGTAGTTGCATCTTCAAAGATTCTGCATTTTCCTTCGCAGGATCTTGTGGTTGTGGTGGTTGAGGGGCAGGTTTTAAGATTGCTTCAATTTGTTTTGTTCCTAACGCCTCATAAACTCGTCTATAAGCTTCATGTAGGTTGTGCATCATTGGATTTGACTGTGCGACTTGCAATTGTGTCTGTGCAAGGGTTACTTTTTGCGTCATTGAGTGAATATTTGGGTCTGCTGTAGGTATAACATCGACTCTTCCATCAAAATCCATCGATTTTATCATTCTTTCACCGCCATAAACGTCGTATGGGTACTCTGCAGGTAAAGATTCA